TATACTTTCTATCCACAACTATCTTATCATTTTTTGGTTTAGTTGCTGGAATCTTAATATCAACTCCATATCCAGAATATAGATCAACATTACCAGGAACAGTCACTAAAAGTTGTAAATTTTTAAGAGACTGCACTCTTAAGTGTTGATATGCTTGCATTTCTGGAATTTCATTATATTGAGTATTTTCCCCATCTCCAGTATCAAAAATTCTATTTGGTAAGAAACTATATCTAATTCTCCTAGGTGTGAGAACCATAGTTTTTACACTTTCATCGAAAGATTCTACTGGATTTGATCCAGTCAAGTGGGACATCTTCTTCCAGGTATCTTGAATTGAATATTGATACTGCACATCAGAAGTCCTGTTTTCAACAGATACTTTTGAGTTGGGCACTACAGTAGGATCTAATCCAACACTATGTCCTGCCCACGCACCATTTCTCAATCCTACTAGATAATTTCTTTCATTTGGGAATACAATACCTTCGATTTTTAAATCATCAGTGCCACCGTCATCAGTCCTTTTAGGTTCGTATGAATAACCATACAGTTTTGCTGTGCCTGAAGATACATTTGTATCTTTATCAGTTTGACTGTTAACATCTTCAATCATTTTATCAATTGATTTAAAATGATATCCCATTAGATTTTCCCAAAAGAGAAATCCATTCTGAGCATTTCCTGATGATCCCTCTCTAACAGATCTTTGACATATCCAATAGATCGTATCAAATGCTCGCCAATTAGTAGCAATAAAGTTGTGCCTATTTGCAGAATTTTCAATAAACTTCTTTTTATCTGTCCCTATAAAAGTTTTAAGAATATCCTTAACAATATCTTCAGCGGATGCATCTTTATCAAATATGTTGCTTGATGATCCAAAAAGATTAGTTGCCTCGTTTCTTAAAAATTCAAAACTAACGCATTTAACAATATAGGATTCGGTATTACCCGATCTTGCTCTGCTTTCAATTGCATAAGCAAACATCGAGTATACTGCCTGACCATGCACTGTGTCAATCCTTATAACCCATTCCTCACTGCCAGTTAAAGTATTGACCAATCCTGCGCTATCTTGAAGGACAATCTCTGCTTGGATTGCAGAACTATCAATACCTTCTTGGACAGTGCAAGCCATGACAAAATCTTCTAGATTTGTAGCACCATCGTTATTTTTTACATAAGATCCATCTCTCCTTAATTTTAAGGAAAAACTTACGTCGTTAGCGGTATCTCTTACAATTGACATTAGCTAAACACCTTTAGAGGGTTGTTTGAAGAATTTAGTGAAGAAACCAAATCTGATTTCGTAGATCCCCCAGTAGAAACTATCTGAGGTTTCTTTGATGCAGCAGCATTTTGAGCAGATGCAACTTGCTGCAGATTTTGCTGTGCAACTGCTTGCGTCTGCTGATTCTGCAATGCTGCTAGTTTTTGCATTTCAGCGACAACTTGTGCTTGAGCACTTCTTCTATCATTCTTTGCACTTTCTACATTTTGTGTGCCTTGTTTAAGATCTGATGTAGAAGAAGATGACAATGGAGAAAAAGCACCTTGCAGATCTTTGATAATACTATTATCAGCAGAAATACCATTACCAGATCCAAAAGCACTAGACAATTGATCTGCTAGTTGACCAAATGCCACTGTAGGATCTGAAGAGAATGAGAATGAGGGAGATGAAGAATCAGAAGATTCTCTTTGTGCTGGAGTTAGATCTTCTGCAACAGATCCTCCTCTGTCACTTGCAATTTGCACATTATCAAGAGTGAAATCTTCACCACCAGCACTTTTACCCTTTGCTTTAAACGCTGCTGCAATAGCATCAGTATATTTGGTTCCCTTGGTGCCGAAACCATCAGCACCAACTTCCCCTGTCTTCATCCATTTCTCAGCGCCACCCATGCCTTGATTATGAGCATAACCAAGAATCTGAAGTTTTCTCTCTGGCGATGCCGCTTTATACTCAGGGACGCCCATCAAATATGAGTGATTTGCCTTGGTAAATCCAGCAAATAAAGTTTCTTGCAGTTTAGGGTCCTTTCTAAACTTCTCCCTAGCAGATGCACTATGACCAGGATCTGAAATCCCAGCATGTCTAGCACCATCCGTTTTCGCAGCAGCACCTAGTTGATAGCGACCATCATAATGATTATTAGATCCACCTTTGATGTCATATCGTCCACTGGATTCGATATCCGCAACAGTATGTCTAAAAATATTCCACTGCTCTTTTGTGAATCCCATCGAATTCACAATACCCATATTAGCAGGTTGAGATCCTGAAGGTTGAGTAGATGGTTGACGACTAGCACCATCTTTAACCATAGCATCAGCAAATGCTAAGTGTAAGTGATGCGGATGACCACCATATGGAGCACCTTTACTACCTTCTCCAGCAAACCATGATCCCCATCCATCATGAATAATTTGAGTTAATTTAAATTGTTTTCTGTTTTCAAATACTTTTTGTGCGAGTTTTTTTGTCCTTCCTAACCAATCTCCTGAGCGGTGATCAGTGACATCAATAGCAAGATTCTTATAGTGTGCTGATCCAGAAGAATGACCACCAACTCTAGAATTACCTGCGGGATTAAATCCTTTACCAGTATTTGCACCAGACCCAGAATAATTATTTTTAGTGAAATTGGGGTGCTCAGCAACTGTGAATCCCTTCTTAAGAATTGCCTTACCAACACCAATTACTGCCTTCTGTCCTCCACCTTTATCTTGACGATCAGTGCCTTTATTAGTAGATCTTTCAGTTGATGTTTGTGTAGGACCACCTGCAGCAAATCCCTTGAGCATACCACCCAAGTCAAATCCCATTCCCTGTGCTTCACCAATCCTCTGCTGTGTTAATCCAGGATTAGTTTTAGTTGCAGGGGTATCGAGAGGAATGACAAAACCACCTGCAGCACGTTGAGCAACATATTCTGTGCCGTGACCGATGAATGCAGTAGATTTCCCGCCATCTAGTGATACAGGATAACCTGATTGAGGACCACTAATCCATCCACCTTTAGCATACTTTCCAAATGGTCCACCTTTTGCAAATTCACCTAGAGCATCTTCAATGCTGGAAGTATCGGCATTTGCTCCGTCTTGACCAGGATCGCCGTCGTCACCGTCTTCACCGTCTTCGCCCTTGATTGCATTATAAAGTAATAAACCAGCACCCACAAGCATTCCTGCTTTTCCAAGACGTTTAAGTGTGCCTCTGAGTGATTTCTTTGCTCCTTTTAATCCACCAGCAAAACCTTTTAAAACATCTCTTAAATCATCTATAAGTTTTAAAGGATTCTTTAAATATCTAATTGCTGTAAATAACCCAGCAAAATTTACAACTGCACCGAAGAAATCTCCAATCTTCTCCCACCAAGACTTATCATCTCTAAACAATTCATACAGATTGTCTATCAGACCTACAACTCTATCAGTTACAAATCCAGAAACTGCCTTAAACAGATCAACCATTACGTTGACAGTTCTTTTTATCGCTTCTCGATTTTCTTCTTTACTCAACCATTCTAATGCAGGTTTGGCAATTGCCAACATCAAAAAATCTTTTACAAGATTAAAGATTGCCTCCAAGAATCCAGGCATCTTTACCTCGGCAATCTCATTATCAACTAATCCAGTAGATTCTTCATCTCTTTCCTTTACACCTGTATATCTAGGAATAAATGTAGGCTCAACAGATTTACCAATGTTATCAAATAATTTTTGTTGCGTAGTTACAAAATCAGTTAATACATTAGCAATAGAATTTAGTGTTGTCCCCAAATTGTTTAGGGCAAGCACATTTTTGTTTATACTCTTTGTAAGTTGTACAGTATTACCCTTCTTGACCTTTGTTGATGAAGATCTAACGGTCTCTGGTTTTAC